GTGAAGCAGTGGCCCAAGACGATTCCCACCCCGAGAGCAAAGCTGAGACTGTGCTGATTAACTTCCCAGATTGCTTCGCTCCAGGTTGTGCCGCCGCTTTGCCACTTGATCAGATCAACAATCAGCAGCACGATTGCAACTGTGATCAACACGACAAAGTTCTTTGCGGCAGCACTGAAAGTCATCAGATTGGCCCGTTAGCTGTTCCGTTGGATGTGCCGTTGCCGTTGTTTACAGGCCAGAGTGGTGGCAGGCTTGCGAAGAACTCGCCCACCGTAGGGACAGCCTGAGTACCCGCCTGAACAGCCTGAACCATGCTATAAAACAAGCTCCAGATTGAGTCGCGATAAGCAATTGCGGCATCACCTTCAGACTTGTAAGTTGTGATGTTGCTCAGCGTCCAGCTTGTAGCTGAGAGGATGCTATCGTATTGCTTTACGGACACCGCTTGATCAAGAAATGAGCCGATGCCGTTGCCGATTTCGGTGAGCCTTTGGATTACGTATGCTTGCTGCTCTTCTGCCGTCAGATTAATGACCGTCCATGTATCGCTCACGAATGTGCCATCGAAAGCAAAGCTCTGAGAAAGTCGCTGCGTTGCAGGGTTAAACGATGGTATGGGCGACGAGGTGTACGGGTAATAGCCGTATGTGGCTAAACTTGCATCATCCAAGGCGTTGAAATTGGATACAGTCGTGAAGGACTGTGGTAGCCACTGTGGGCCTGAGATTTGACCGTTTGGACTGACTTGGCAATATTGCATGTTTGCTCCTTATGCGTTGGGGAATGCGGTTGTTGGCGGAGTGAATGCAGCTGTATATCGAGCGTATTTGGTGATGCGGAGGTCGTCTAATTTCCCTAGGAAATTGCGGTCACCACCGTTGTTTGCAAGATTGTCGCCAATCATCAAATTTCTTGTGCTTGATCCGCAATTCCCTGAGTGCGTACCGCTTGCAGCTAGTGAACCGTCGATGTACATAGTAAAAGCACTACCATTGCGAACAATAGCAAAGTGATGCCAGTTTCCATCTCTGTAGTCGCCGCTGGACGGAATTAATATCGGGACGCTTCCAGAGAATTCATTGATCCAAAATGACGGCCTGAACTGAGTCGCCGATGCCAGTGCATACAGTGAAAATGCTCCAGCTGACCAAACATCGTTCTCGTTTGAAACCAAGGTTTTGCCGTATGGACTCCCACTAGCCCCTGCTGGAATATTGAACCAGAACTCGATGGTGAAGTCGCCTGTGCCAAAATTAAACACGCTTGACCCAGGAATAGTTAATGCGGAACTGGATGATCCCGGAAAATTTCCTGCCTGCCCAAACCCGCTTTTGGCTCCGGTACTTGTGGTGGTCACACTACTCGATGTTACCGTCAGTGCATTTGCCGAATTATCAGTGAAAGCCGTGCCACCTTCAGATCCATCCATGTGCAGCAGGAGCGATACCGAGCTAAAATATGGGTCGCCACCTACAATTCCTCCACCACCACCACCGACAGTCTTTTTTGCGTTCCTGATGATGTCAGCTAGCATTAGAAATTCTGCCCCCCAACGAAGCCAATCCAGTTTGTGCCACCGTTGCTGGTAAAGAATGCAAAGCTATCCACCTTACCGGATGTCGATGTGATCGTTGGAGCGGTTCCGCCAGCCCATTTAATCGCCGCAGGCCAAGTGACTGCTCTGGCAGTTCCGTCAGCAGTAAATATCAAAGTGAATGAGCCACCGGATCCGCTTGCAGGAGGGTTGGATATCGTCAGGGTGGTGATGGCAGCGTTTAAACTGACCGTGAAGATATTGGAGGTTTCAAGGTTTAATACTAGAGTGCCGGATGAAATCGTTGGGCTGGAGACAGTTTCGCTATAATCCCGAATCTTGGCACGGATCAGCTCGTTGTCTTGGAGGTTTTGACTGCCCGTAAAGCTGTTTGAGCCAGCGGTGATGTAACCGGATGGGTTGCTTGTGCTGTACCCGTCTGTGATGCCATAGCCTGATAGCGTTGTTGGCTTGCCTGTGATGTTCGCAAACGTCAGGCAGGATGTCGTGGCATAGTTGCCCAGCGGTTGATAAGTTGCCGTGGCATTGGCCGTTGTCAAATAGACCGTCAGGTTTGGCGTGCCTGTAATATTCGCGTACGTGAAGTTGGCCGACGGTAATTTGGCATCAAGTGCGGTCTGAAGTCCTGTGACCTCAGAAATCGCGTGCGTGTGAGCCGATGGAGCAAACGTGCTTGGCTTGCCAGTCAGGTTGGCATAAGTAAAATTGGCTGTCTCAAGTTTGGCATCGAGTGCTGTTTGCAAGCCAGTGACGTTGGCAATCGAGTGCGTATGTCCCAAGACTGCGTAGGTGGCGTTGGCAGAGGATATCGTCAGGTATGGAGTCAGATTGGCCGAGGTTAAACCGTCTGTGATACCGTATCCTGATAGCGTGGTTGGCTTGCCAGTGAGGTTTGCAAAGGTTAAGCAGGATGTCGTGGCATAGTTGCCCAGAGTCTGATAAGTCGTGGATGCGTTAGCTGTGGTCAGATAGACCGTCAGGTTTGGCGCACCTGTGATATTGGCGTATGTGAAATTTGCTGATGGTAATTTGGCATCCAGTGCTGTTTGCAAGCCAGTCACGTTTGCGATGCTGTGCGTATGCCCCAAGACTGCGTAGGTTGCGTTGGCACTGGATATTGTCAGGTATGAAGTCAGGTTTGCCGATGTGAGACCATCCGTAATGCCATATCCAGCGAGAGTTGTGGGCGTGCCTGTGAGGTTGGCAAAGGTCAGGTTTGCGGATGTGAGATAAGACCCGACAGCCTGATAACGAGTGTCAGCGTAGCCTTGGGTTAGAATCGAGTTGGATGTGTAGACAGGCGAAATATTGAGGTAAAACAGTTCGGCTTTATTTCGTGATGCCCTGATCTCTGTACCAGTTCTTACGCCTGAAATGACAGCGTCAGTTGTGTGTTGGAAAGAGGTGTAACTACCTGGGCTTCCTGTAAACCCGCCTAAACCTGTCGTGTTATCAAAGACCAATCCATTGGTCATGTTGTAACTAATACTGGAATCCGTATAAGCATATTGGAATCCAATTGTAGACTTTAAAGCGGCCTGCTGAAAACAGATCCCCCTGTCAAAGCCAGAGGTAGGCCCAAATGCAAGCTGATAGTCTTGGCTGTTATCCCCTGTACCACCTAGGTTGCCTCGGAGCCGAAAATATCCACCCTGAGCATTACCAGAGATGACGCCACCGCCAAGGTGGAGATTGGTTTGGGATGTTGCGTTACTTGCATTAATGAAGGCAAAGCCCGGTTGGGCTGCTATAAAAGAGAACTGTTGAGTGTTTGACGACTGAAAAGAAAGGGTAGACCCGTCCGTTTCAACGCTGGTAGCAGACTCTAGCGTTCCATTTGGGTTGTAAAGATAACTGCCCATCGCATATTGATCAGGGTCTAAATACGCTCCGGTAGACAACACCCTTTCGCCACGCAAGCCTATGTAGGACTTTTTAAGCCCGCTAGTGACATGATCGCCATTTACATAATAGCTTGAGTAGCCAGGGGTGTAAGGGACGCCTGTGTCAGTCAAGCCATATGTCGTGTTCGCAAGTTTTGGCTGAAACGTATCGGCTACCGACAGTACCCCATTGCCCGTGATCGACAGATTTGCTCCAACGATAACACCGCCGAGCGTGGCGTTTGTGGCGGGAATAGATGATCCGCTGATCCCGGCTGGACCTTGAACGCCCACCGTGACAACAGTGACAGTCTTTTCGCCTGTGATTATAACTGTATCAGCCACGGGTCACCTCCGGTGATACAGTCAAAGTCCCTGAGATCAGTCTTTGCACGACATTTCCGGTCACGATTTCAAGGTCATAAACACCGTCAACCAGGTTGGCGGTTGTGGCAGCATCTAAAGCGAGTGCAATCACTCCGCCGGTTGCGTTGCTGATTGACAAACAGGCCGAAGGTGTGGTCAGGCTTAATGTCGTGTTGGTGTTGCTGTAAGACGTGCGAACCATCATCCTGGCACTGCTTCCGGTCAGGTTCACAGCGGTGCCGTTTGAGGTCCAAGTCAGGGTCCGATTGAATGAAGCGCCGGCCTCGATCTCAAGGTTGTAATTTCCAGCCATCACTCAGCCTCCAGTTCCGCTTCAGGTGTCTCGGTTTCGACAGGCTCGTCAGGTTCCTCAGAGTCAGCCTCTTGAGGCTCTTCCATCTCGCCAAGTCCGAGCGTCGCACGTGCTTCGTTGACGGTAAAGATTCCTGCGTTCACGCCTGCGGTGGCGATGTCCATCAGCGCCTTTCGATCGACGGATAATTCCTCAATCTGGCTGGTGTCGAACCGAACACACAGCGATTCATCAGGCTGTGAGGTCATCCCGTTGCAGGCAATCGGCAAAGTTTGGACCAGCCTGGTCAGCTCACCGGCCACCAGATCCAAGAAAGGAATCACAGCATCGCGCCATGATGCTTTGTTAGCCTCGACAAGGTTGCTGTATGTCTTGCCCGTGTCCGGCTGTTTGAGCGACATAGGCGCCCATCCAAGGACACCACAGATTCGAGCGGTCGCAAGGTCCGCCATCTCTGAAACGGACAAATCCTTAGGCGAGAAGCCCGGCGACTTGATGTCCATTTCGCTGGTCCCGACGAATGGCCGGCCCACAGCTTTACCACTGACGGCTCGTGCCAGGTCGGCTTGGACCTGCGACAATTGCGCGTCACTGAGATTGCCCACTGTTTTTAGCGAAACGATCAGCGATGGCACACCAGACCGGCTTAGAACGGTGGTCTCATACTGGCCGATGATCTTCACCAGCGCCATTTCGGCCACAACAGAATCGAGCGTTGAAACGCCCCGGCTCTGAGCGTAGGTCGATCGCCCCTGGCGGAATGCCAGCATCAATTCCACAGGAACAGAGTAGTTGTACGACCGGCCCCAATCGCTTCCCATCACTGGATATTCAAGGACTTCGTTGATGCTTTCGCCCATGACTGGTCGCAGGACCCAAGGCGATGGGATCGGCATCAGTTCGGTCACCGCAGTGCCAGCCGTGTTGATGATCACTTGGATGTATGCGTTGCCATTGTCACACAGGCTACAGTAAAGGTGCTCCAGAACTGTCGCATCTGATTCGCCTGGGCTTGGCCGTTGCCAGAGTGACTGCAAAGGGTGATAGACAGGCGTAAACCCTCCATCCTCATCCCATCTGCCCACCTGCATGATCGCCTTGGTGGCGTTGCGCTTCATGGCCTGTATCGCGGCCTGAACTACAGACACTTGGTTGTATGGGCGTGCCAAGGTCATGTAGTCGTTAGACAAGCCGGTCATCATGTCCACAGTCCATGAAGTCGCGGCAATGTCAGCGGTGTTGGCTGTGACGCCTTCACGCACCGACTTCGTGAACCGGCTGCGGATGTTTTCAAATAGTGTTGGCATAGTTTTTAGGAGACGTATCTGAAAGGCTGGATCGAAGACAAATAGTTGAACGCATCAGCAGCAGCATCAACCTGGTCGTCATGTTTGCCGGTCGGAAATGAGCACAATTCGTCAATGAAGTCACGGTTCCAATCGCCCTTTTCCAGCTCGATCGAACTAGATTCAAAAGCAGCGGCCATCGGCATCGCTCGCACTTCTTTTGAGCCTGTTGGCCGTTTGCTGATGACTCCATAACCGATCAGGTTACGAGTGTCATGCTGGACCTGATCGACGCCCGCGGAGCCGGGATCCTGTGCCAGGTGAACGATCGTTTCGCGCCCGTCGGTCTCGGCGATCTGGCGTTGGATTGTGCGACGGGTAGCAGGTGACCATTGCCCTCGTGAAACGTGCTTGATTCGGTAAATGTCGCCGGTCCTGTTCATCCACACACCGGCAGTGTAATCACCACCACCGACCGTGGCGGCTGTGTCCCATGCCCGGCATGAGTTGGAGTTGGGCGGTACCGGCGATGGATCGACGATGCGAAACCATTCAGGCTTGAAGAAGCCTCCATCGCGTGGCGTTGGTGTCTGTTGGTATAAAGCGGAAAAAGCGTAAGAGCCGACGGTCTTTTTGATCCGGTCGAAGTCTTCCACACTGTATCGTTCTGGCCAAAGCGCCTCACCAGGCTGACGGCCGATCAGGTCATCTTCTTCAGCGATGGCAGGCAGACTGACCACTTCCCATTGTTCGCCACCTTCATTGGCCTGTTCAAGCAACTGGCCAGCCAAGTCGAGAGAGTGCCAGCGTGTCATAATCAGGACAATTGCAGCACCAGGGTGAAGGCGTGTGTAGAGGTCGTTTTGATACCAATCCATCACCCTGGCACGGTATGTTGGTGATTCGGCTTCAGCTCGTGACTTCACTGGGTCGTCAATAATCACCAGATCGGCACCATAGCCGGTCACACCCGATCCTACACCAACCGCATAAAGCCCGCCGCCGTGTTCAGACGACCACTGATTTTGCTTGTTCTGATCGTCGCTAAAGTTGAATCCAAACTCTTTTGCGATGCGTCGCGTTTGTCGGCTAAAGGTGCAGGCCAGCGAGTGGTTGTAGGCCCCGATGATTACCCGTAAACCTTGATCCACCAATAACCGATAAGCAGCATAATGAATCGTTGCCAGCTCGCTCTTGCCGTGCCTGGGCGGGAGGAAGAGCATCAACCGTTTGACATCACCGGTCGTCACCCTGTCCAGCGCCCGGCGGCACTCCGCCAAGTGTTCTGGCGACCACTGGTGATCCGGCTTTGCGGCTTGCAGGAACCGGTTTAGCCCCTTTGGGA